CTCACAGGCTACGACATCTATAAGATTTACTACTATGGAGTTAACTGGGGCACAAACGACAATAGTTTTTCCTTGCACATTACCGTACCTGCTGGCACATATACCGAATCACTTCGCTATGTTCAGCACCGAATGGGTGGCGGAGCATTGGCAGATCAACATGACGTTCTCGGAGGTACTGGCAGTATAATTGAACTTTGGCCGGGAACAAGAGTTGAATCCGCAAACGGATCAAATTTCGGTGAGATCACAATCTTCAACAATGCTGGTCAACCCACATTCAAAATAGAAGACTGCTTGATGGATGATACTGCGGCTGTTAGTTCAGGTATCGTTCATAGTACAGGTGGCTTTGAGACTCCAGGTGGATCAGACACTATTGGAAAGATAAAAATAGTAGGTTCTTAGGGCGATGACATAGAAGCGGGTACTTTTGCTTTATATGGATTAACGATTAATTAGGTATGGCATAAGATATGGCAAATGAAAAGAAAATGGTAAATGGTGTAGTAATTGAGTTGACTGGTGAAGAACAAGCTACTCTAAATACTTCACGTGCAGAAGAACAAGCTAGGATTGATGCAAATGCTTGGAAAGTTGCTAGAATGGCTGGCTACGGAAGTATAGGCGATCAATTAGATATGCAGTATAAAGACCTACTTGATGATACTACTACTTGGAAAGATCATATAGCTAAGGTCAAGAGTGATAATCCAAAGTCTGAATAGGAGAAGCTATGAGTGAAAAACATTATGTTGTTTCTTTACACAAAGGCTTCAACAAAGAAGAGGTCATTAACGCTCTTAATCGAGATACTACATTAGACGCTACTGTTAATAGTGATATAATTCCTGATAGACAAGTACAAAACGTAAACACTAGACCTTCTAGTAAACGTATTTTTGAAATAGCCCTTACAGACGAAGAAGCAATAAAACTTAAAAACGATCCTAGAGTTGGAGATGTTAATATTCCACTAGTATGGAGTGATGACTGGTTAGACTATACACAACCAGCTCCTGAAGGTGGGAATGGTTGGATGAGAAACTCTACTTCAACAACAAGAGGCAATTGGGGATTATTAAGACAAAGTAATACAGCAAGTGCTTGGGGATTAAATGTTGGTAGTGATCTTACAGCTGGTACAACTTATGATTATCATTTAGATGGTACTGGTGTTGATTATGTTCATCAAGAAGGTAATTTTAGATATACACACGAACAATGGCAAGATAGAAACGGTACTAGTCGTTTAGTTGAGCTCCAATGGAATACACTTCCTAATATGGGAGGTCTTCCAGTTCAAGATTATTCTGATGCTTCTTCAAGTTATCATGCAACCCATTGTTGTGGGACGGCTGTAGGAAAAGATTATGGCTGGGCTAAAAACTCTGCCATTTATTGTTTGGATACTGGTTTAGTAAGTCAAGATGCTTGGTTTGATGCAATTAAAGAATTTCATAAAGCTAAAACTGTTGATCCTGTTACAGGATTTAAGAGACCAACAGTAGTTGGAGCAAGTTGGGGTTATAAAGCATACTTTACTAGCATAACAGATATTCTATTTAGAGGTGTTAGTCAAGGAAGTGTTAAAAGTGCTGACTACGGAATGATTGGTGATGCTATTAGTAGATTTAATGCAAATCTTTATCAACTTAATGTTGAAGTTGAAGAAATGCAAGACGAAGGTATACATTATATTAAGAGTGCAGGCAATCAATATCAAAAACTTTGCTATGACGGAGATATAGATTATGACAATTATATTACAAGAAGTATTGCTACAGGACCAATAGCGGCAGGCAACCCTGTATATTACAACAGAGGTGCAGGCAATATAGGACCTGACACTATTGTAGTTGGTAACTTAGATAGTGCGTTATATAATAATGCTGAAGCGACGGCAACAGATAGTGATAAAGGTCCTAGAGTTGATATATGGGCGGCAGGTACAAATATTATGAGTGCTGATAACGTTAACGATACAAGCGTATTAAACCTTAGCGGAACATCAATGGCTACACCACAAGTTTCTGGAATGAGTTGTTTAATACTACAATTAAATCCAGGGTGGTCACCTGCACAATTACGCAAGTGGTGGCAAGATAATGCAGTTCTAAATTTAATGAATCAAGGATCAACAGATGAAGGAACACCTTCTACCTTTTTTGCAAATAACAGAAGTTTATTTAATGGTACTAATAGAATAGCTTATTTTCCATATGCCATTGATAAAGCATTAACAACAACTGTAGGGATATCTTAATGGCTGATGAAAAAGAATATCTAGTTATTAGTAAAAAAGGTATTGACATTGCCGAAATAGAACACGACTTAGAAAGAGATACTTCTACTGACGATTCTGTTAGTACGAATGTTCCAACTAGAACTGTTGATGTAGTTTATGCTAAAAAAGCCAATGACAGAATTACTCACTATCTGTTAAATGATGCTGAAGCGGCAGAGTTATCAAAAGATTCAAGAATACACGCGGTACAGACTAAACCTCACCCAGACGCGGCACAAAAATATGAAACACAAACTGGTCAATTTGATAGATCAACTACTAACGGCCAAGATGCAGTTAATTGGGGATTAAAAAGACACATTCTCGCAGAATACGATTCTGCGGCGGCGGCTAATACATATACAGGAGATTATACTTATTCGTTAGATGGTACAGGTGTTGACGTTGTTATACAAGACGATGGTGTTGATCCTACAGGACATCCTGAATGGGAAGATGCAAATGGTCAAACAAGATTTGAACAATTCGACTGGAATACAATTATTGAAGGCTCGATGCCAGCAACCCATTATACTAATCAATCTTCAGAAGATAACGCAGGAGAACACGGAAGTCACGTTGCAGGTATTGTCGCAGGCAAAACTTACGGCTGGGCTAAAAATGCAAAAATTTATTCAGTAAGAAAATTTGGCGGGACCTCCGGTATGAATGAAGATGACATCTGGGATTGTATAAGACTTTGGCATAACGCTAAAACTGTTGATGCTAACACAGGATTTAAACGTCCTACAATTGTAAATCAAAGTTGGGGCTATAGTTGGTATTATAGTAACGCTAGTTTTGCCGACATACAAACTCTTTTTTACAAAGGTGTAGATCAAAGTATTGCAGTACAAGAATGGAGTAGTGCTAACTTCTTAGCATTTGGTTGTCCTAACAATAGACATCCAATGGTATATACAGCGGCAGATGTTGAACAAGAACAGTTAACAGATGCAGGAGTAATTTGTTGCAGAGCCGCAGGTAATGGATACCATCCTAGTGCAGGTGAAAATGCTCCATACTATAGTGGAATTTATGACAGCTACTATACAATGAATGAAACATGGGGTACAGTAGTTCCGGCTGGTCAGCCTATATATTATAATCGACCTAGTTCACCACATAGCGAAGATAGTATTTTTGTAGCAAACTTAGAACAGGGCTTATTTGGTACTGAAGAATATATAAGACAAGATAGTGAACGTGGACCACGAATTGATATAATAGCGGGCGGCGATGATATTACAAGTGCTACAAGTCAAGTAAGCGGCTATAGTTCAAAGCAATTATATCCGGGAAGTGCAACTCACTATATTGCACGAATAGGTGGCACATCAATGGCATCTCCACAAATTTGTGGAATAGGTGCATTATGGTTACAAATGAATCCAGGTGGAACGGCGCAACAATTTAAAGATTTCCTTTATAAAACTGGAAAATCTGGTTCATATGATACTGGAACAGCTGAAGATTTTAATGCTTCTAACGCCATTCCAAGACGATATGGAGCACCAGATAGAATATTACATTGGCCATATTCTAGTCCTACCCCATGGGGTTGGAAAGGTAGTAGTGGAAGTAGTACTGCTGGAATAGAATAAATACATAAGAAGAGAGATAAAATGGCATTACAGAATATTAACATAGGAACACTAGCAAACGACGGCACAGGTGATGATCTACGTGAAGCGTTTATTAAAGTTAATCAAAACTTTGAGGATTTAGATCTACGATCTCCGGAATCAACTACTGCAAGTAATTTAGGCAACGTTGGTGAAGGAGTTTTTTACCAAAAAGCTGGTTCTGATTTACAATTTAAAAAATTAGTATCTGGGGCTAATGTTACATTAACAGCTTCAACTAATGGAATTACAGTTAATGCCTTAGGCGGATTACAACAACTAAATGTTGTATCTGATTCCGGATCTAAGCAGTTAGTTGACGGTGATACATTAAATATATTTGGAGGAACAGGTGCTGATACAAGTATTAGTGGTAATGTTCTAACAGTTAATACAACTACTGAACTGTCAACTGATATTACTCCGGTATTAGGTGGAAATTTAGATGCAAACGGAAACAATCTTATTAATGGCGGCACATTAACAGCAAGTACTTTTCAAGGTACTTTTCAAGGAGATTTAGCTGGATTAGTACACGGAATAGACATTAGATTAATTGCTCCTAATACAGCTGGTTTTAACTTTGGTTCATTTAATTTAGTAGTAACAAGTGTTATTGATTGGTTAATTGCAATTTCTGAAATAGACTTTGGTAGTTTCTTTGTGCCAGACGAAAAAGATTTTGATGCAGGAACAATAACGTAAGGAAATAGATATGGCTACATTAACAATTACATCAAATGGTTTACCTAATCCGGCGGCGTTTGGAAATGCGTTCGGAAATAATGATTTTACACCAAACGTAAATACTGCAACTGCACAATCTTATAATTATTCTATTATATATCGTGGAGGCGAAAATACTATTAATGCACAGGTAACAATTCCTTTAACACCAATAGGAATTATGTCTAATGGTGTTGTATTTTTTAATCCTTCAGTAGGTCCTACAACTGTTCCACCAGGACTAGATCCAGTTACAGATGCACCTGGTGATGGTTTTGAATATAATGCAGTACAATTTAGAACAAACTTTGGTGGTGACGACGCAGGTGGTTGGCCAGAAATTAACGGACAATATCATTATATGTCTGGAATGTTTATGTTTCTTCCAACAGGCTCAGCAGAAACGGGAGCATCATGGGGTGCTACAATGCTAACAAATTCAACCCCAACACCAACTTATTACACAGGAACTAATTACAATAGTGATCAGTTTAGACATCCAGATGGTCACAGTAAGATACTTGGATATTGTTTCGATGGATATCCTATTTACGGACCTTATTCATATACAGATGCTAATGCAGAATTAGGAACCGCAGTTACTAGAATGACTTCATCATACCAATACTACACAACAGAACCTTCAGGACGTGGTTACACTTACGGTGAAAAATCTGCTGGTACATTTATTAATGATCATGAATACCAAGTAGGTACTGGTCACTTAGATGTATACAACGGTAGATATAATAAAACTCCTGATTATCCAAACGGCACATGGGCATATTACTTAACAGTAGATTCAAACCTCCAACCTGTTTATCCGTACGTAGTTGGTAACTCAACTAAACAACAACGAAGCGTTTAACGTTTTAAAATAATGATAGGCGCTTTTTACAAAAGTCGAAAATGGGCTTTGTGGGCGTGGGGCGGTGGTTCCATATTAGCAATATCATTATGGATTCAAGTACAGATTACCGTTGGTATCAATAAATGGTACGGCGGCTTTTATAACTTATTACAAACAGCTGGCGAATATAAAGATAAAGCTGACATAGGTACAGCATTATTCTACGACAAATTAGTAAGCATCGCTTACTTAAAGGACGGCTTTGAAGGAGAACCTTCATTCGCTGTACTGGCATTTCCGTATGTAATACTCGCAGTTGCTACAGGATGGTTTACCCGTTTATACGGATTGCGTTGGCGTGAAGCAATTACATTTGATTACATTCCACGATGGCGTAATGTTAAAACTGAAATAGAAGGTGCTAGTCAGCGTATTCAAGAAGACTGTAATAGATTTGCTCGTATTGTTGAAAATTTAGGATTACAAGTTGTACGAGCTCTAATGACGTTAGTAGCTTTTATTCCTGTATTATGGGCATTAAGTGATGCAGTTACAATTCCATTCTTTAGCGATATTGAAGGTTCGTTAGTATGGACAGCTCTAGTTGTATCATTAGGCGGCATTGTTATTTCATGGTTTGTTGGTTGGAAACTTCCAGGACTAGAATATAATAATCAAAAAGTAGAAGCCGCATTTAGAAAGGATTTAGTATTAGGTGAAGACGATAAAGCCAATTACGCACAACCGGAAACGTTATGGAGTCTATTCACTGGTATACGCTTTAACTATCACAGACTTTATATGCATTATGGCTACTTTGACACTTGGCGTATTACTTACGATCAATTTATGATTATTGTACCATACTTAATTGTTGGCCCTAGTTTATTTACAGGTGCTGTACTATTAGGTGTAGTGGTACAAGTATCAAATGCTTTCCAAAAGGTTCATGGAGGCTTTGCTTTATTCTTAGAAAACTGGACCACAATCACAGAGCTTCGCAGTATATGGAAGCGTCTACATGAGTTCGAACGTAACTTGACCAAGTATGCATAATATCCGATAAATACTGTAAGTATAGGATACAAAGCATATGGCAAATTTACCGGTTTGGACACAACTATCAGGGCACATACTAGCAAGTTTAGAGGAAAGAATAACTACTACAGTTAATCTACCTTTAGATCCATCTAGTGCTGACCTTGGACAATTATTCAACCCAGAATCAACCGCGTTAAGTAGCGATCCCTTACCTACACTAATAAATTCAACAGTCATAGATATAACTAAAACTTGGTCACAAGAACCAAGCGGCTATACATATCCTATATCTATTAGAATTCCTACTATTCCTGCTCTTACAGGTAAAAAAATACCAGTAGCTATATTACTACACGGAAGTGGCGGAATAGGTAGTAATGAAATTACTATATGGGAAAACTATTTAGGTGATCATATTTTAGTTGCTCCATCAGGATATAATAATACATGGAATCTTGCAACTGAAACATCTAAAGCACCTGATATTGATATGCTCAAAGATTTAGTTACAGCATTAAAAGGATTTAATAATGTTGATCAAAGCAAAATAAAATTTGTTGGGTTTGATACTGGTGCAGGAATGGTGAATAGAGCATTAATTGAAATTGACGACACAGATATTCATTCATATGTAACGATTAGTACACAATTATTTGATCCACAATACCGTAACGATACATTTTTCTTTCCAACAACACAAACTGGTCCTAATGCTTCAGATTATAATACAGCTACAGTTCCATTACAAAATAAAAGAATGTTAACAATTCATGGAGAAAATGACAATGTTATTCCATACAATGGTGGTGTTGCTAATGGCGTAACATTTTTATCTGCTCAAGAATCTGCATTTGCTTTAGCAAAAAGTCAAGGATACACAGGTGGTATAATTCCAGATGCAGGTGGTGTATTCTACGGAACAAATAATACTTACTATTATAGCTACTTAGGTGGACGAGTAACACATTATAAAACTGGAACAGGACATACATTAGAAACATTTATGCAAGAAATTGTTCAAGCATTTATGACGTATGTAGTAACTACTGCACCTGCTATCTTTTTAGAAGCAGGCTCTATTACAACTATTGCACTTAATACAAGTATTGTAAGTTTAATAAGTGGACAATTACCTCCAGGATTAAGATTAGAAGAAAATCAAATTATAGGAACACCATTTGAAGTCCAACGTAGCACTACATTTGAATTTGTATTACGAGCTACAAACTCTGCCGGAATTGCTGATAGAACATATAATATTATTATAAATGGTCCTGATGAACCTGTTTGGACAACTAATGAAGGTAAACTTCCACTAGGACCTAATAATTCTTTTTATATTATAGATAGCAGTATTGTTGACTTTCAACTACAAGCAATTGATCCAGATTTACCAGCAGGTGACGAACTTGAATATTTTATTGCTGATGGAGATGGCACATTACCTCCAGGTATAAAACTAACTGAAGAAGGAAGACTTATAGGAATAGTTGATCCTATTTTAGCATTAGATTTAAGATCTGGTAGTGGCTTTTATGATACTACACAATTTGATAGTTTTCCATTCGACTTTGGATTAAGAAGTGCTAATGGTTATGAAAGTTTCTTTTATGATACTACAGGATATGATAAATCTATTCCAACACAAAGTCCAAAGAAACTTAACAGATTCTTTGAATTTAGAGTAAGTGTTAGTGATGGTGATACAATTGTAAAAAGAAAATTTATAATATTCCTAGTTGGTGACGATTTCTTACGTGCAGATAATACAATTATGCAAGTTGGTACAGGAATCTTTACAGCTGATAATACATTCCTTAGAACTCCTGTTTGGTTAACTCCTGCTAACATAGGATATAAACGAGCAAACAATTATGTAACAATTTACTTAGATGTATTTGATCCTAATACTATTGTTGGAGAACTAGGATATTATTTAGAACAATATAATGACGATGAAAGTCCTAGTGTGTTACCTCCAGGAATGGCATTAGATGTTAGTACTGGAGAAATTGCAGGACGAGTTCCGTATCAACCAGCAGTTACCAAAGAATATAAATTTACAGTCGAAGCAAGACGCTTTACTAGTCAAGCAACATTATTAACGGCAAAGCAAAAAACATTTACAGTTAAAATACTAGGTGAAGTTGAAAGTTCTATTGTATGGGTAACTATGCCAGACCTAGGAACTATTAAAGCAAACTTTATTAGTACATTTAGCGTAGGGGCAAAAATAATTGCTCAATCAATTACTAGTAAAGTATTATATAGAATTCTTGGTGGAGAACTACCTCCAGGATTAAAATTAAATCCAAATGGAGAAATTGTTGGTAAAGTAAATCAGTTTAGAAGCCAAAATGCTGTTTCAGGTGAATGGACTAAAGGTTTAACAACTATTGATAATAATTTACTATTGCTTGATGGTTCTACAACTACTATTGATCGAAAATTTATATTTGAAGTTGAAGCACGAGACCGTTTTGGATTTAGCGTGTTATCACAGAACTATAATATTATAGTTACTGATCCGGACAATATAAGTTACAGTAACTTATCTGTTAAACCTTTCTTAAAACCAGAACAGCGTACAGTTTATAATAACTTTATCGGAGATCCTAATATTTTTACTCCAGCTAAAATTTATAGACCTAATGATCCAGCATTTGGTTTACAAAAAGAAATTAAAATGCTAATTTATGCAGGAATTGAAACTAAAGAAGTTAGAGAATATGTTGCAGTATCAAGAAAGAATCATTCTAGAAAACGATTTAAATTAGGTTCAATTAAAACGGCAGTAGCTAAAAAAGCCGGAACAAATGATATTCAATATGAAGTTGTTTACTTAGAAGTAATTGACCCATATGATTCAACAACAGACACAAAAGTTAAGTCTGCTTTAAGTATTAAAACTAGACAAGAAATTACTGTAGATAGTGTTGACTATGAAGCATTCGATGATATTACTAAAGAAGGGGCCGGTATTGCAATATTTGAAATAGAAAATTCATTAGGACAAAAAATTCAAGTAGTAGCATTTGGAAACGATCTTGAAATTATTACTAGAAATAATGGAACAGTAATTCTTGATGCTAATGGAACTATATTTGTACAATTACAGAATGGAAATATTATACAAGCTGGAAAGATTGCTACAACAACAAGTGATCCATTTAGATTTAGACCTAGATTTACTCCAGTTAAAACTGATAGTAATGCTATAAGAATTAGTGAAGCACTTAATACTGAACGCTATATTACCAATGTAACAAATATGCGTGAAAATGTAAAAACAGTTGGACTTACTGAACGTGATTTCTTACCATTATGGATGACTACAGCTCAAGGTACTTCAGTTCAAGAATTAGGCTTTGTAACAGCTATTCCATTATGTTTTTGTAATCCCGGAGAAAGTGCCACTATAGCATTAAATATTGCTAATAGTACCTTTGATTTTAGAATATTGGACTTTGAAATTGACAGATATATAATAGATGCAACCGAAGGAAATAGCTATGAGCAGTATATACCTTTCGGGAACTATGCCTTTAATGTTTAAAGGCGATAAATAATAGAGAGGAACACAAATGGCAAGTAATATTGACGATACCAGCATTGATGCTACATATCCTATAGCAGGTCAGGATAATGATAGCCAGGGCTTCCGTAACAATTTTAGCACCGTAAAGAATAACTTTACTGCGGCTAAAAGTGAAATTGAAGACCTACAAACAAATACAGCCAAACTAAACGCTACTAATGACCTTTTAGGTAATGATCTTACCGGTGGGAATTTTGTCGCTAATACAGAAAAACTGTATGCTGGCGGTACAATTGTTGCTCCTCAAAATGTTAGTTTTGCAAATGGTAATTTTCAAACATTTACTATAGGGGGCAATATAACACTAACCTTTACAGATTGGCCTGTTGCTAATAAAGTTGCTAGAATTCGTATAATGCTATTAGACACACTTGGCGACAGTACTGCCCGAACAGTTACTTGGGCAACAGAGGGCGGCGGTGCTATTAAATATGATGCAAGTTTTCCTTCACCATTTGTTGTAGCCAGTAATGAAAATCCAATGGTTATTGACGTTTGGACTGCTGACGGAGGTACTACAGTATTTGCTCATTACGTTAGTACGTTTACTTAATAGGTAGGGTATGTTACACCCATTTACTCAAAACGTTTCTGAACTCTCTGACAAAGAAATCGACGAAAAACTTTCAGATTTAACTAAAAAATTTTTCCAAACCCGCAACCCAGACGCAAAAAGCCAAATCCAATTACTGATGAATAGCTATAAGTTAGAGATCAGCGAACGCCAAATTAAAGCAAGACTTTTAGGAAATGACAATAAAGGTCTTGACAAACTGATCGATATCAGTTAAAATACTTTATAAATGAGAAACATGAAAGTAGATGATCTCGGTGTACCACGATTCACCAATCAAGATATTGTAAATTTAATTTACGAAGGAAATAGTGATAAGCTCTCTAAGATCTTAGTAGAGCCAAATCGTGACGCCAATCTATACAATAAATCTATTAAAGAACTTGGTTTTAACTTTTTACCATTAAAAGAATACCAACCACTCCCATATAACCAAAAACAATTTGATGACGCTTTACAATCACAATGGTTTATGCCAGACAAATATAAAAATATGGATATGTATTCTTATTTAGAACAAAAGTGTACAAATACTACTGAAACAACAAGACTAAACGACGAATATGCAGAATACAAAAAACGTGATCTTGTAAACTTACTAAAATTCCTTGTGTATTTGGTAGACATTATGCGAGAAAATAACATTGTATGGGGTGTAGGACGAGGATCAAGTGTAGCAAGTTATGTGCTATACTTAATTGGAATTCATAAAATTGACTCAATCCAGTATGGACTAGACTGGCATGAGTTCATGAGATAAATACGTACATAATAGGAGATCACAATGGCAGTTAAACAAACCGGTCGTAAACAACACGTATCAATGCAAGGTAAAGCTATTGATATGGACTTGTTACGTCAAAAAAATGAATTAACACCAGCAGTAGGTAACGTTCGTGTTAACGCTCGCGGCGATGAATTAGGCCCAGGTGGCAAAATTGTTCGTAAGCGTGAAGAAGTTATGGCCGACTATTACAGAGACCATCCACAAGCAGTTCCAGATGAAGTACCTGGACGTGGAGTTAATATTGTTGAAAAAGAAGATACTGTAGTAAAGAAACCTACAAAATCTAAAGCTAAAGCTAAAGCGGCAACAAAAGTTAAAGAAGCAACTTCAGTAGAAGTTAAAACTGAAGCAAAACAACCAGACGAAGAATTGCTAACAGGCGATTGGGTTGAAGATGCTGATGGCAACTTTGTACAAAAAGGTGACTAACAATGGACTTAGGACTGATGGGCGGCCCCCCAAGGGCCATCACAGTTTATAGCGGTCATATTAAACCAATACATGATCGAGTTATTGTTCGTCAAATGAACTTTGACGAAATGGTAACTAAAGGTGGAATTATACTTCCTTCCGACGACGGCAAGTCACACGGTGTTAAACCACGTTGGGGTAAAGTGTATGCTAAAGGCCACGAGAATAGAGACGAATTTGAAGTAGGTGACTGGGTTCTTGTAGAACATGGACGTTGGACAAGAGGATTTAATATGCAACTTCCAGATGAAGAAGAAGTTGCTGTTCTGCGTACAATAGAAGCTGAAGGCATTTTAGCCTGGCAAAAAGAAGATCCAGATGATGCTTATTTAGGCGATATGGACCAAGATAGTATTATTTAAAAAGGTGCTTATGTTGGATTTAAAACGATACGAAGAATTCGTTGAAAAAGTTACATCAGTCGAAAGTAACAAGTCTGGTGCATTTTTTGGACGAGTACAAGAATTAGAAAATGCAACAGGTATTAACATTCCATTATTATTAACAGCGTCAATTGGATTATCGAGTGAAGGAGGTGAATTTAGTGAAATTGTTAAAAAATGCTTGTTCCAAGGTAAACCACTTAACGATGAAACTGTATTTCATCTCAAGCGAGAACTGGGCGATATTATGTGGTATTGGTCTAATGCTTGTAGGTCTCTTGGCCTTGATCCTAATACAGTAATTGAAGAAAATGTCAGAAAACTTGAATCAAGATACCCCGGCGGAAAATTTAACATTAACGACTCCGAAAACAGACAAGACGGAGACCTTTGAAGATATTTCAAAGGACGTTTACGTTTTAGACAATCTTGTTCCGGATTGGCTCCACAAACAAGCTAAAGAAACAACATTAAACCATCCATTAAAATTCGGTCATAGAGGACTTGGTCCTTATCAGGGTTATCAATTCTGGAGTAAACAATGGGGATATGCTAATAATACAGACCCCAAAGATGCTCCTTGGGAATTATGGGCTATATGGTTAGTATTAAATGAAAATAGAAAACTTATTGCTCCAACAGTTGGTAATCTTCAATTAAATCAAATTCAAATAAACTTAACAACTAAAAAACATTCAGGTGGACTACACGTTGATATTCAAGAAGATGCACCTGCGTACACAATGGTATATTTTTTACAGGGCGATACGGGTATGGAGTTTTGGTCTAATAATCCTGAACATTTAAATCCTAAACTAGCAAAACTATCGCACGGTGTAACTAAAGGAACAGTTACAGAAGCAGAATATGATGCTGAACTCCAACGAACAAAAGAGATGGCTAACAAAGATGGTGGGTTACGCACAAAAGATTTAACATGGTATGAGGATGATTTTAAAAATCATCCAGGAGAGATGTCTTCATATAAATGTCATTCAGTTCCTTGGAAAGAAGGAAGAATGGTTATATTTCCTAGCAAATATATACATCAAGGGTTACCTCCAAAAGAAGTAAGTCCACGTGTTACTATAGGTTATATTTTTAGTGGAGAAGCTACACCATTTGCAAAAGAACGTAGGATTATTCATTCTATTTTTAACCAAGATAATATAGATAATTGGGGAGTTACGAATGAACAAAAATAATATTTTAATTTTAGACGATTTAATACCTGCGTTTTTACAAGAACAAATAGAAGCAGTCATTCCTCATCTTCCATTACGATTTGGACATAGGGGATTAGGATACGATCAAGGACATCGAACATTTAGCGAACAATGGACACGCGAAATTCAACACGGAGTTTTAGTTAGTCATACTAATTTTCTAGCTGATATGCCTTGGGAACTTAAAGCTATGTGGACAGTCATTCATCATGCTAAGACAAAACTTTTTAAAAACGTTACAGAAGATTTACAATTAAACCAATGTCAAATTAACTTAACTACAGAAGAACATTTTGGTGGAAAACATACGGACGCACCTGACGATAGTGAACAAATGAAAGATCCAAATTGGAAACCGTCGCATACAATGGTATATTTTCTACAAGGGGATACAGGTATGCAATTTTGGAATAAGGATGAAATTTTCCATTCTGTTGATTTCAAAAAAGGAAGATGTGTTATATTTCCAAGTAGTTATCTACATGAAGGTTTACCACCAAAAAAAGTAAGTCCTAGATGTACAATTGGATTTATTTTTAACGGCTTATCATTACAATCCTAAATTAACACTTGACACACAGAACATTTTGTATTATAATAACATAAACTGTGGAGAGTTTTATGAAATTACCAATGCAACATTTTAGTATAGGAACTGTTGGAGCAACAGGAATTGCACTAATGGTATTACATCTCACCGGAAATTTAATAGGTTGGGCTTGGCCAATTGCATATACGTTTATAATTTTGGTTGCGGCTGGGCAGGAGAATCGTAGGCAATGAAAGAACTTTGGGTAGAAAAATACAGACCGAAAACTATAGATGGTTATGTGTTTAGAGATGAACATCAAAAAGCACAAGTAAAAAATTGGATCAAAGAGAAATCAATTCCGCATTTACTTTTTAGTGGTAATGCTGGTATTGGTAAAACAACTCTTGCAAAAATTCTTTTTAACGAATTAGAAGTCAACGAGTATGATATACTTGAAATAAATGCAAGTAGAACTAATAGTGTTGATGATGTACGAGACAAAATTATTAATTTTGTGCAGATGATACCATTTGGTGATTTTAAAGTTGTATTACTAGATGAAGCAGATTATTTAAGTCCGAACGCACAAGCGGCATTACGTGGCGTAATGGAGGAATATCATTTAACATCACGTTTTATTTTAACTTGTAATTATCCTAACAGAGTTATTCCAGCAATTCATAGCAGATGTCAAGGATTTCATATTGCACGTATTGATCAAAATGAATTTACGGCTCGTGTAGCAGAGATTCTTATTACAGAAGGTGTTACTCCAGATATAGATACACTTGACACTTATGTAAAAGCTACATATCCTGATTTACGCAAATGTATTAATATGGCGCAAATGAATAGTACCGACGGCACTCTTTTAAAACCAAACGAAATGGATAAAGGAGAAGCTGACTGGAAACTAGATATGGTTGAGTTATTTAAAGCAGGCAAAATAACTGAAGCAAGAAAACTAGTTTGTAGTTCTGCAAAAGCAGAAGAAATGGAAGATGTATATCGTTGGCTTTATGATAACTTAGATGTTATATCTAAAGACCAAGATAAACAAGACCAAGCTGTTATTATAATTAAACAAGGGTTAGTTGATCATACGTTAGTTGTAGATCCTGAAATTAACTTGGCCGCTACTATGATTAAATTAAATAAACTTAATGCACAATAAACTAACACATTCATTTGATGGTTTCATAGGCATTTTTGATAATGTACTTCCTGATAATTATATAACAGATATTATAGAATATTTTAAAGAACTAGATAAAACAGGATTTATACAATCTACTAAAGATTATAGTCCAGCACATGAACGAGATATGGGTGAAGTCCAGTTTATAGAAAATCACATTATACATAAAGTTCATGGACCATTTTTACAAGATTTTTTCAAAATGGTCTGGGAAGATGTTTGGCCTATATACACAACTAAATTTAGTATATTAAAAAATGCACGTATGGAAGCCGATGGGCTAAAAATGAAAAGTATTAAGCCAGGCGGTGGATTTCATGATTGGCATTATGAATCTGGGAAAGATCAACCTGCTAGAAAAGTTGTAATACAAATGTATTTAAATGATATCGACGAAGCAGGTGAAACAGAATTTTTATATCAAAATAAAAGATTTGCACCTAAGAAAAATAGACTACTAGTGTGGCCAGCTGATTGGTCTCATACCCATAGGGGTAACCCACCAATCGGAAGTACAATAAAGTACATTTTAACTACATGGATACAGGAGGCGCCATCACAATGAGAGAGAACCTTTATTCAGCTGAAAGACAGCAAGAAATTGTAAATAAGTTTAGGAACCTTTTAATGGAAGCGGACAATTTTCCAAGGGAAAAAAATCCGGACGACTATAGAATGTTTTGGACTGGCTTACGAGGCGAAGGAGCCAGTATATTAGGTCTTACTATGCACTTGACAGAATCGCTGGCAAATGCTAAACAAGTAATTGACCAACTTGTAGAAGAAAAGGAAAAAAGTAGTAAGAAAGATGACATA